GGCGTTGAACCGCTGCACCCAGACTTGGATTGGGCGGGCTTGTTGAATTTTGTTGGGGATCGTAGCGTAGGTAGAAACACTAATACGTGTAATGGTCAAGTCGGCCTGCGTTGCCGCCACGTTCCCACCCGTGCGAATCACATGCTCCAGCAGATCAATGGTGTCGTCTGGCAGAGCGTAGGTGTTTTGCCCTTGAACCAAGTCAATGATGCCCGGCTCAAACGTCCACATATTGATGCCGCGACTGGCCCAATCTGCAAACATGATGTTGAGGCTACGCCGCGCTGTACGCAAGTCGTAACCCGTGCGCAACTCCGAGCCAGCACGCTCGTAGGCTTCCTCGACCAACTCTGTCAGGTCAAGGTTAAATGTTGTTGCGCCAGAGGTGACTGCCATTATCTAAACCCTGCTGTTTTCTTTGCAATGTTTTTTGGTTGCGCTACAAACTGTTTACCTGCCGCTTTACCTGCTCGTTTTGCCCGCGTTGTTGCAGCGTACTCCGCAGAGCTAAGACTTTTGATCGCAGCTTCTGGGAGATACCGCTCACCCGTTTTTGACGAAGGCTTTCCCGACTTGGTGCGCCACTTTTGATCGCCCCAATTTTTTAGGGAAGTCTGCGGCGGTTTCAATCTCTGTATCCCCCACCTGCGGCTTTATAGCGTTTAGCCATTACTTGCGCTTTTCTTGCGCTCCATTGCCCTGCGCCTGTACCCACAATTGCCGCAGCTTTGACGCTGTTGAAAATACGTTTGCGTAAACCGGGCTTGGTGTAGTTACCGGCTTCATTTACCTTGGACTTAGTCTCACCACCTTCTTTGTACTCAGTGAAGTCAGTGTCATCCCGACGTGCCTTGCGGATGCCTTTAGGCATTTTAGATGGGCTGATACTGCCCATTCCGCGTGAGGCCATCATACAAACCTGCCCTTGGTTTTACCCTTGGTAGCGCAGCCATCAGCACGTTTGGAAGCAGTCATGCCGCCAGAAGCCTTCTTGACGGGCGCTGACGCACTGTCAATATCTTGAGGCGGGCTACCTTTGCCTTCCGTGTAGATACCTGCATTCTGCTTTTTATCGTAGTCTGCAAGTTCTTTAGCCGTTGGGCCACCTTGCTTACCGCGACCTGCGCCAGCGTTATATTCAGCCATGATTTACCCCTTTAGCAGGCGCGACCGCCCTTAGCCATCATCTTGCCTTTGGTCTTGCCTTTTTGAGCAATACCATCAGCGCGACTAGATGCAGAACCACCAGAAGCCATCTTTTTAGCCATGCCGCCGTGTTTCATTGCGCCTTTACCGTCACCGATAAACGCAGGTTTGCCGTCTTTCATGGGCATACCGCCATCAGCCATTTTCTTCATACCGCCTTTTTTCATGCCCATCATCTCGGCCTTCTCATGCTTCATCATGGAAGCAGGAGCGCCTTTTTTCTTCATGAAGGCCATCTCTTTACCAAGCATTGCTTTAGAGTCTTTCATTTCGCCACCTTTTTTAAAAAGCTCGCTTTTACCCTGTCGAGTTTCAGGTTTGTTGATCTTCTGAAGGTCTGCGCGGCTGCGAGTTCCCCCAAACTTCTTGCCTTTGTCCGCCGTAGCAAAGTCCTGTCCCACGCTTTGAGGAACTTCAACCTTCTTGGCAAACGCTGGATTGTTAGCCACCGCTGCCATAAAGTTATGTTGTTTCTTACTTGTTGACGGCATCTTTATGCGCCCACCGTTGTACGGTATCAGTTTCCCAAATGCGGATAACCATCCACACAATGGTCAATACGCCGCCAATAAGTGCTACCACGGGAGTCATCCACCCTAAGAACCCACCAAGGCCCATCACAACTGCCGCACCGTCAACCATGGTCTTTGTGTCGTGGTTCATGTCAGTACATCTTTCCACGGGTTTTACCCCGTTGGGCCATACCATCCGCACGGCGAGAAGCAGTCATACCACCTTTTTTCATTGCGGCTCCAGCAGCCCCAATAACGCCAGCGGGTGCCATGGATTGCATAGCCATCTGTTTCTGCGCTTCCTTGTCTTTCATTGCTTTTTCAAGCAACGCAGAGCCTTCGCCACCTTCTAGCCCTGATTTCATCCCAAGGGCTCTTGAAAGCGCCTGAGGGATTGCTGTTAGACCACCTAGCAATGCTTTACCAACATCGCCACCTTCGTCAAACCGTTTAGCTTTTGCCATGATATGTCCTTAACATTTCCAAGCCCGAAGGCTTTTGTTAATCCGTGAATTGGGGTCTTTGGCTGTTTTGGGGCTGGTCAGCTTTTTCTTCATCCCAGTCATCCTTGCACAGAAAGAGTCGCGCCTGCTGCCGCCCTCGGGCTGCGGTGCTTTCAGACCCGGCTTGCCGGGATTGGCTTTGTTGTAGGAAGCCCGTCCCTTGGCGTTCAAGCCGCCCTTCTCGGATTTGCCTTCCTTGCGTTGCCATGCAGGGGACTTAGCCATAGCACACCGTAATGCCAGTGGGTGCGGTTGCCACGGCGGTATACCAAATTCCATTTGGAAAAACGATACCTTCGCCCGGCAAAATGACATTGGTCATATTGGAGTTTGAGCCAGTGTCCAACTCCAACAAAATGTTACCACCTGAAGCGTCCAAGAAACGCGCCATACCAGCAGTTGCGCCGCCGGTAATGATTACCGATTTAAGGCGGACACGCCCAGATACAAGGGCTAGGTTTGTTTGTGCGCCGGTAGCATGGGCGGATTTAACGTCTGTTTGCATTGCCATAATCAATCTCCTTTAAAAAGGGGCCGAAGCCCCATTGGGTTGATTAGGTTGTCGAGAACGGTGTTGCAACAGTGCCTGAACCGTTTACAGTGCCGGTGACCATATAGCAGTTTGCAGCAACAGCAACGATTTCGATGAATGTGCCAGCAACGCCGCCGGTTGTTCCGCCGTTGAAGTTGATGACGTCAAAGGTGTCTGCGGCTAAGGCGTTGTACGCAACCAAAGCGTCAGATGAGTCGGTGTCAACACCAAACAAAGTGCCAATGAACAGGTCTGTTCCGTTGGTGGCGATCCTCAGCGAGCTTGTAGTGATGGTTGTGGGAACCCAAATCGTGTACAAAACACCTTCGTTGTTCAACGTGTTGGGGTCTTGGCCAGGGCCAGAAGTTGCGGGGTCGGTTGAAGCGTTGATAGCTGGAAGCGTCACAGTTGTGGTAGCAGCTAAAGCGCCACCGACACTAATTATGCGACCACCATGAGCTTCAGGACTCAAAGTGGTGCTAGAAGTGATTGCAATAATAGCGCCTGGGCCTTGTTGATACAAACCGCCCAATGAACGAACTGGGCCTTGAAACGTAGTGCGTGCCATGATTTTTCCTTACATGCAAGTGGGGCGTATCTGTCTGCATGTCGTCAGCCGGGACTGTCAGATACACCGGAAAGCCCGGAATAATTGCAATATATCACGGTTTTAAATGGGGCGCAACAAATAAAAAGGGCTCCCGAAGGAGCCCTAGTAGAAGGCCAGCCACCTCTTCTTTACTGGTGCTTATCAGGTAGAACCTGAAGAACCGAACATCCCGAGGGGATCAGACCAGCCAAAGCTATAACGCTCACGGGCCTTGTAACGGACGTTGCCCGTATCAAAGTCACCGTCCATGCTGTTAGCCAGCGGGGAACGAACGAAATGCTTCAGGCCGTTAGGTACGTCAGTGGTCAAAAACCATGCGTTGGTATCGGTCAGATAGTGGTTAATGCAATAACCTTCAGGGATAGCGCCATTGTTTTTCAACGCATTGATATCGTTGTCAGCGGTGCCAACCCGTAGATTGGTCTCCAACAAACGAGTAGCAACGAACTGAAGAGCAGGAGGAACAACCATCTTCTTGGGCTTGGCTGCGATCAACAAGCCACGCTCATCCGTCCAAGCGGCGATCTGAATAACGGCGGCTTCCAAGGAAGTCTCGTTCAGGTCAACTTGGGTAGAAGGAGTGTTGCTGTTGGTGCCACCAGAGATCAAGGGGTGGCTAGCACTAAACAATGCAACGCCGTCACCGCCCACGTAGGACGCTGAGAAGCCGTTGTTCAGGACTGACGCAGCCTTAACCTGCTTGGTGTAAGCCATAGCACGAGCCAGCGACTTGGTGTAACGAGCAGACAGTGAGTCATACAAGTTATCTTCGACCGCTTCTTCAGTGATCGAAAAACCCAAGGCAATGGTTTCGTGCGTATAGCGGGTTGACCAAGCTTCCTGCGCATTGTCATAAGCAATGGCAGAGCCTTCGTTCTTCACCGGAGCGGCGGAGAATCCAGACAGTTTGGTCTCTTCTTCAAATGAACGCTCAGAAGTCTCGGTTTCATAGATTTCTTTGTGCTCTTCGCCGTAGCGAGAGTACTCCATACCGAACAATGCGTTCAGGCCAGGGAGCAACTCTTTCAGTAGTTGTGCGCGTGAAATAGCCATGGTTTACC